ATACTATATAGCAATTATTAAGTTTTGTCAAGCACCATGTGCCAGTTTTGTGACAGTCTTAAGTTTTCTTTATGTTTTCTATAGATTTTACTTATGTGTATAACATTATACAAAGTAAAAATTACTACATAATACAGGTAAGTGTATTCAAAAAGATGAAAAAGTTTTTACCACTTATATTATTGACAGGTTTTAGTTCACCTGTATTAGCGGACATCACACACCGCATGACATCAAGCACTCAATTAATTACGAATGCAGCAGCAACTCAGGTTGAAAGGATTGGATCGACATACACTGTCTCTGGATCTGGTGTGACTATGGATGTTGGTGGCGGTAACTCTGCTGACAATATGGTTGGTGGAATAGGATCATTAACTGACGGAGTTGGTCAAGGATCTATTGCTACAGCGACCCAGACAAGTGCAGGGGGTGCATATAGCTTCTCTCAGTCATTCATTGAAGGCGATGTTATAGCTACTACAGCACCCGCAGTTGGTGCAGTAAGTCCTTATTCTAATCAGGTATCAACAGCAGTTGGTAGTGGTACTGGAACAGGTACAGTAACATCAGCACACACTGTAACAGCAGTTGGTGGTGGAAGTGGAACTTCAGCTACAGCACAGTTCGTGACAGAATTGACTATTCAATAGTTAATTGCTATAATTATGTTTAAAAGAGGTACATATATAGTATATGCTATAGGTGTAGCAGTTGCTGCACCTGTGTATGCTGTGCCTGTGGTCCCGAATTTCACTCAAGGCTCGATGACTTCTACGACCACGCAAACGATCACGACGTCAGAAACCATAAATTCGATGGATTATGCGACAGGCTGGACGTACTCGGTCAGTGGCTCAGGCATAGAGTTAGAGGATGGATCAACTAACGTTGCTCCTGACGTAGTATCAACACAAACTAATACCGTAGACGGTGTGACTTCAACATGGACTGGACTAGATTTATCATCAACAAACAAACCAAACTGGAAGCAAACCACACCAGGAAATTCCTTCCAATTCACAGAGCATTATTCAGGACCAGGTCTTCAGACTCACACGATAATACAGAGAGAAACCACCGTCCAAAGCGTCACAGAAAGTACAAGCATATTCTCAAATTAGCGGGTGCATTAGCATTATCTACTGCTACATGCTTACCTTCATATGCAACAGACGTTGGTGGTGTATCAGCGACAGCAAATCCAGTCGCGAATTCTTCAGGCTCAGTGACCAACCAGGCAATACAAGTTTTACAAGGACCGTATATAACAAACACATATGGAGATGGCATACAATGTCAAGGTGCTACCGCCAACTTCACACCATACATCACTAGGACAGGAACATGGCAAGATCCTTACGAGGCTTTTTTCAATGATCCTGTCTACAACATGGCAGATAATAATGATGACAATATACCAGACAATCCTGGTGAGATACTATACTATGTTCCTACTAGAACAGGGCAGAAGTCTACACAAAATATAAACATAGGATTCAGTGCTACGTTCTCCATACCATTAGATAAAAAAGCAATGCAGCAGTGTAAAGAGTCTGTTGCCTTACATAATGAGTATCGTACTCAAGTCATAGCAAATAAACGCCTTGACTTTGAGATAGCTAGGTTAAAAAATTGTGGACAGATGAAAAAGGAGGGCATAGTATTCCATCCTAAGTCACCATACTATAGTGTATGTGCTGACGTTATGCTAATCAATCCACCTGGCGTAGTAGGTGAACACAAGCATTCTATTTCTTCAAAGGAGGTAAACCTTTCGATTGGCGATACTGATTAGTTTTTATATCCATTCTCGTTAACTTGGTAGGTGTCTTACCTAACTTCTTCTGAACAGTTGTAATTAATTTCTTTACTGCAGGTCTTATAATTCTTATTAATAATGGTGTAGCAGCAGCTCCCGCTGTAGCAACCACTGCTAGTGCTGTCACTGAGGTCACCTGATTTACAGGTGGTATATACTTCTCCACTGGTGAGGTAGGTTCGTACAATGTCACACAGGTAGTACCCTGTAGTTCATGACCTACAACCTTCTCATCACCTGACTGTGTTACATCACCCACTCTTAGTTGAGCAGGACCTGGACATGGTGTTTCTTCAGTGAGTCCACCTGTATCAGGTGTCTCTGGAGCACCTGGTGGGTCAGGTGGTGGTTCTACAACTGGTGGTGGTGTCTCTACATATATGTTTAAATCTTCTGGAGTATAGTCCATCGCATTATACGTTGGATAGTCTCCATCACAAAGAACCCTCGTCCCATTGGAGTCATCCTCCTTTAGGTTGGGGGTTTCTCTATTGTCTGCTGCGTCTGGATGATACTCGACACAACCAGGCAAGTCAACAACAGGAGAACCTATGTTTAATATGAATGGTACTGTCTGTGTTGCGGGTGGTAGTGAATATATCTGTGGTACTTCTATCCTAAAGACATTGACATCGCCCACACCTACATTATTAATCTGTGGGATCGACATAAGTTCCTTGGTTCCTACGTATCTCTCTTAGTTCCTCAAAGTTTTTATTCTTTGTACCGCCATCGTACGCCCACGCATACCCTTCGTCTATCATTTTTTCGTTAAGGGACACAGTTGCATCCCCGATATAAAGCCACCCAAGAAGACGACCATATTTACCGACCCCACCATCAAGTTCAGTCCTAATAATAAGGTCATCGTCACCGTCAATAGCACCTTCGAGGTGGTCTTTAATCCATGCAGTCGCGTCCAGACCGAGTGCTTTTTCTTCAAGATTTCTTGTCCTCTTCTCAGGTGTGTCGACCCCTGCCACTCTCACTCTCTCTTTCTTGTAGAGATCGAACCCAAGGTCTATAGTAACATCTATTGTATCACCATCTACTACTTTGTCAATGCTGATCACTCGAAAGTTGTAACAACTCTTCCTGCTTGGTGGTGTCATCGCTCCCATGATTAAACTCCATTAATGCTTTATATATGTCATCTTCTATGCCCTCTGTCTTGACTTTGTTACGTTCGTACTGAACGTTCTGTCTTGCCCACGTCATGAGTGTTTGATAGTCCTGCCTGATGTCAGCATGAGCAGGAGGATCAGTGACGGGTGCTGTACACCCAACCATTATAAAAGGTATCAATAAGTATTTCATTCGCCTGGTGTATGGATTACAGGAACCACGTTCCTTAGTATATTATATAGATCTCTGTTCTCTGCTGTGGATACTGGATAGAACTCAGCATGAGGATCGAACCCATCGTATCTAGTTGCTTGGTTGATTACTATTGATCCATTCTCACCTGACACTGACCTATGAAATGTATTGCGTGGTATAACTAACGCACCACTGTGTCTATTGAGGTGTACTATATGATATTGATTCTTCCAATCTCTATTGACTAACTCAAACGTTCTTTCTCCCTGTACCACTCTGTTACAGTCGTCTTGAAAACTATGGATGTAGAACTGTTTACCTCCCACACAGTCTGGTGGAGGTGAGATAGCAGGACCTGTATGTACTACAAGGTCTGCTGCGTTTGATTCCTCTACAGATATGTCATAAAAAATAACACTGTCTGTCTCTCTAAAGACACGGTGTCTATTAAAGTTTATGTCACTCACTTTTTCTTGAACTTATTATCTATTGCTACTTTAGCATAGTATAGCAAAATAATCCACACTGTAAACCATATACCATCCCACCAAGATAGATTTTCCCATGCCCATTGTAAAAATTTAAACATTAATCTCGTTGCCTCCAATCATCTGATCTTTTATTCTTAAACCAGTCCGCTATATCATCTGCTCCACTGAAACCCCTTTTATGTTTCCTTGGATCGGAGTCTCCTATATCCAAGTACTTAAGAAAAGTTGAGTCAGGATCCGTTGCTAATCTTCTTGCCTGACTTAACATACCTCTTGCTGAGGTGTTTGATTTAGATAATTTTTGTGCCCAAATCATATCGTCGATGGTGACTTCTGTTCCTGCTGCTATGGATTTGCAGATTCCTTCAAGGCGAAGGCGATACGCGGTAGATAACATGTATTAATATATGATATTATATCTACTTATACATTATATAATGAGACCCTCTGGTAAGACAGGGTTTCCAAACATTTAAACGTGTAACATCATAGCATGTTGTAGTTCTTTTGCGTGGTTCAGTTCGTCTTGTGCTATCTCTGCTATCTTCTTATCTTCTGGATGCCATGCTGAATACTTTGTGTAAGTTTCAAACGCATGCTTCTCTATTTTCATATTGATATCATAAGCATGCTCTGGACTGGTAAGGTAATACCCAACCATGATCCAATAGTATACCAAGACAAGATGTTTAGCAAGAAATCTATCAATCCAGTATTGATCTCCTCCTCTCTTCTCCATCTCTTCCAAGTGCTCTGTTTCATTTAATGCCTGATAGAAATGTTCTTTCATAAGATAGATGTGATCCGCACCACGTAGTCCTAATGACTCCCGAAAATGTAGAACACTAATGAACGAGAAGTATGGTGCTCTAGCAATAACTTCTAGAACCCAGAACCTCTGGAAGTCTCTACCTCTGTAGAGAAAGTCAAGGATATAGATTGTTGTATCCAAGACCCAAGTGTTAAATTGTTTCATACTATGTAAGGAGTGCTCCACGCTTGTGGAATAAGAAATGCTGCTGTACCTATGATAATACCAAAGGTAATACAGGTTGACTTGAGTGGTAGGTTTTTCATCTACTAAGTAAATATACTCACTATTATATAGTAACATACTTCCATTAAAAAAGGGACTCGTGGTGAGTCCCTAACTTTTACTTTAAAATTTCTGTACAAACTTGCCGACATATATTGTCCGTACAATCTATCATGCAGGAGAAGTATTCGTCGATTAGTTCGTCTTGTGTAAGACTATGGTGTTCGTCGTGATGAATCCATTCTGCCATTTGATTGCTTGACATCTGCATTGTTTGTCTCCGATAAAGTTAAAACATAATGAAGAAACTTTACTTCATCTTGTTGCTCCTTAACTCTACCATTATCTAGGTTCCCTAATCTATAGGTACTTTATCCTTTGTTAAACATGGTGTTGAAGAACACTTGCCAAGCACCCATCGCAGCACTGCCATCCAGTTCATCAAACATATACATGTTGAGACGGAAAGCAAAGTTTGCCTCAACTATGATAGCATTCTGCTGTGACACAGTGAGTGGTAGGTTGTCTAGTATCTGACGATACTTTGCCTTGTATGCTTTCTTATCCTCGATGTCAAACTTATAGAAGTCAAGACCCTGCTCTAGATTCATTGCCTTCTCTGCTATAGTCTTCAGTATCTGACCACCAGATAGATCACCAAGGTAACGAGTGTAGTGGTGACCCACTAGCAACTCTTCTTCACACTCCATGATGCGATTAACATATGATTGACATGAATCACTTGGTTTAATCTTCATGAACCAGTCATCACCATAGAAATACTTGAGGTCTTTCTCTAGTGATCTAGTTCTACTGAGTTCTTTCAACTCTTGTAGAGGACCTAGCACAGGTGACATAGCATGGGTGTCCATGCGTTCTTCCAAGGCACGATAGACATAGTAGAAGTCTGCTACAAGTTTCCTGTAACTCTCTTCCTTTACACACCCACCGAGAAAACTCTTCACGAAGGAGGTGTTCTCAGCAGCAGAGTGAGACTTCTTAGTTCCTTCCTTTATATCTTTAGAGAATGTCATTTAGTAGGTGGTACTGCAGGTACAATTTTCAATGGCATCTGTTCAATCTTAATTGTCTGAACATTTCCACCGCTAGCTGAGCCTTCGTCTTTCTTCTTAGAAGACTTGCCCGCTTGCACCCCGAAGGTAGCTAAAGTTCCTGTGAAGACCGAAGCTATAAAGGTCGGATCAATCTTCTGCTCCTGTACATAACCAGGTATCTCAACGTAGTTCAATGTTAGTATCCCTGCCGACCAGGTGAGTACCGCAAGTCTGACGACTGTAGATAGGAATGCTAGTTGCTCTTCCTTATCCTCAGCATGCTCTTTTAGTTTACCGAGAAGACCTTTCTTCTCTTCCTTCTTTACTTCTGCCATATCTCTCCTAGAATGGTAACGCAGGACCAGTTAGATCTGGGATAGCATTCTGGATGCCACCACCTATGTCAGGCATAACTGATTCCATTACTTTTGATTTGATGTTATCTACGATAGCATCCTTTCTGATGAATACATATCCACCAACGCCAACGACTCCTAGTGCTACTACACCAGAGAAGATAGCGATTCCGTTAATAATTTTCTGCATAATAATTAAGTCAGTCTATTATATAGTCTAGAAAAATCATAGGGGTAAAAAAATACCCAGAAATTTTTTTCCACTTTTTTGGTAATCAAAAAGTCAATTTAGTTTATACTTCGTCTTACAATATTCTACGACACCTTCAACGTTATCATGTGTATCACACCACATGTCAGCACAGTCATACGTTTCCCTAGGTGTTTGGTTGGGGAAGGATGCCATCAGTTTTCTCAATACATTCTGACGGAGGTGTTGCTTTGAAGGTGTCCAGTCTTTCATCGTATTACCATGTCCTGTTCGTAATATTTATTGGGGGTTCTATCTATTCTACTAGGCATTGTAATAATGTCAATGGTTTCCTCGAACCATCTGTTCATTGACTTTGCCATAGCACGATAGGATGTGCCGACATAAAGTTGTCCTGCGACCACTGCTGCTGTAGCAGTACCCCAGAACAGATAGTAGAAGCGAGACTTCATTTGTGCCCTGACCTTCTCCTTCTTATTCAGTGTCATAATTTAGGTAGTTTTTCTATCACCTGTCGTGTAATGTCATCAATAATATTGACATCAATGTCCATGAAAGGTGGGATGATTCCTAAGATACGTAGGAGTCCATCAATAAACAGTGCGAGTACAGTGAAACCCAGTATCATAGAGATAACTGTAGCGTCTCTGTTGTGCTTTGCCATTGATGCCTCATCAATAGCTCTTGCTTCTGACACAGCAGCAGCAATGAGAGCATTGACCTCTTCCTTAGTATAGGTATCTCTAGGAGATTTGTATGCGTCGGATAAAGGTATGTTCTGTATGAGAGTTTTAACCATTCTAGTATAGGATGTGTTTTAGTCTACCCTACCGTGAATGTTATGTCAAGTACATTGCTGTCCTTGCTCCGACAATACTTGGCCAATCTTCAGCGATGGCAGCATTGACGTAGGTCATATGGGTATTAGCAAGGGCGGTCTCACCTCTGTCGGTAAGATCTTTCTGTATCACGGTGTACTGTCCACCACCCTTTATTGTATCATATTTAGATAACTCATCGTCAGAAAATGATTCTGATTCGGTTTTCCACACAGGAAGAGTAAATCCTCTGGGTTCTTGATAGATATATCCATCTCTTACTACGAATGAATCTGCCCACACTTTATAATTGTAATCAAAGTCGGACATCAAAGACTGTACCTTAGCCCACACCTTCTCTGGTTCTTTAATAAAGGTAAGACTATCACAGTACGCTGATTCTTTTACTACCTTGTAGTCAGGGAAGGTAAGACTCTTTAGTCCTTCACCTGATGGCATTAAGAAACCTTTCAACCATTTGTTTACTACTACACCTCGCATGTCCTGATAGAACACACAGTCACCATTCATTACCACCGTAGGTTGTGTTGACCTACGAAGGATGTCTTCATATATTATACTCATCTTCTTGAATGAACCAAGAGACCTAGAGTAGATAGCATCATTATCTTTACACCACTGTTTGACGTAGGTCATCTGTTCATACGTACGACAAGTGTCATGTACTGTAGGTTTGATGCCAGGAAATCCTGTAGCGAATGTCTTTAATGATGTAACACCAGTAGCAAGTTCACTGGCACTGTTAGTGTCTATTACTATATGTACGTTCCACATGGCGAGAGTTTTATTTTTATTTATCAAATATGATTTA